ACTACGTAACATTATAATATCATTTAATATTATGCTTTGTCAATAATTTATTTATAGGAATTAATCTTAGCATAAGCTACTCTGCCGGTCTTAACAGCCTTAACCTTATCAACGCTTGCGCTGATATGTTTTTGCACAATTATTTCAGTATGTGGCAGATACTCGTATTTAATTCCTGTAAGGTTTTGATTTTTGTAAAGATATGTTTTACCTTTAAGCCTGTAGTGCTTGCCTACCGTTGTTTTATAGCTTACTTTCTTCGGCTTATCGGCTACAACCTTTGTGTTTGAAAGATAAGCAGCGCTTACCCAACCTTTAGCCGGAACGGTAATATAAGACCACGAGCCACTTACTTTGGTAACAGTAACCTTTGTGCCTTTCTTGAGCTGAGTTAAGACCTTTGATGATTTATCAGCTTTAGCTCTGACATTAAGTGACTGTGACTTAGTAGCTACATACTTTGTAACCGACTTCTTTACTTTTGATTTTTTCTTTTTATAGTCATTCGAGAACACCCAATAATTAACGGTGTTGCCGTATTTCTTAAAATTTTGCTCACTGACGAAAACAGTGTTACCACTAAGCTTAGCACCTGCAGCCTTTCTGCTCGGTGTGCTAAATTTTCCAACATAAGAATAAGGGTCGTAAACGGATATAGTACCACTATTATAGCCAACAAGCACAATGTAGTGGCCGGATGTAGTGAATAAACCGTAATTACAAGAGGCAACGATAAAATAATCAGATACGCCGTCCTTGTTTTTATCCTTCTTCAAATAGTTTAAGGCTTTATCAATATTAGAAGTTGTAGCATATTTCTTAAAATTAAAATAGTCAGCCACAAAAGACCAAGCCGACCACGCAGTTCCGTTTGACTTAGTTCGATAACCGTTATCAACAAAAAGCTTTGCCATAGTTGTTGGTAATATCGCACCTTTTGAGGAGCTTACAACCATTGCCGCCGAAGTTGGACCGCAACCACTTGATTTAATCGTTTGCGTTTTATTGTTTGAGCTTGTATAAGGTTTTTTCGCCCACCTGCTGTCAGCCTGATTATAATATGTAAGACCTTTGCAAGCGCCAAGAAGTGCTTTACCTTTCCCGGTATTAGTACCGTCATAAGAAATATTTTCTTGTTCAATAACGGCATCCTGCTCAATTAAGCTTTCATCAACAACAGTGCTTTCGGATTTAGGTTTTGCGATAATAGGCTCATCAGTGCCGATATCCTCGCCGTTTTCAACTTCGTCCTTAGTTTTCTCTGCTTCTTTCTTAACATCAGCAGAAATAGTAACTTCGGGTTCGGCTGTTTGCTCAACGGTAGTCGTTTCTGTCGGTTTTGTTGTGCTTTCGATATTTGATTTATTACAACCGCAAAAAATTGATGTAATCAAAAGCAACGACATTATCACGGACATTATAGCTTTATTTCTTTTCATTGTTCTTAACCTCTTCCTCAATTTCTAAAAATGATTTAATAGCGTTTTTTACAGATTCAAATACTCTTTTGAAAAGTTTGTCGTAGCCGTACATTGCACCGTAAGCAATAAAGAACGAGCCGACGACAGCGCCGACAATTATGTACCAAACGAGTTTGAACGGCACAATCTGACTTGCCGCAATGACTGTAACAAGGGTTAAAATCAAGGAAACACCGAATACAATCAAATTATAAACGATATTTTCCTTATCCTTAAATACGGATTTGATAATTTCAGTGATAATTTGCACGGCTAAAATAAGCAGTGCAACGATAATAAGCGATATACATAATGTTTTCATTGTTTTTTACTCCTTTATTTTGTGAAATGTTCTTTACATACCTGTTCGAGGTCGTCTATCCTGTGATTCGCAACCTTAATATCGTTTTGAATAAGCGGAATTCTCTCGGCGAAATTATTATGCTTATCCACTTTCCTTTCAAGCTGTTCAATTCGATAATTTGTAAGCTTTGAAGCGGTAATAATTCCGCCGAATGTACCGATAAGCGTTCCCACTAAGCTTACAAGCGCTACTGCTATTGTATCTGTCATATCATCACCTCTTTGTCTTATGCAAGTTTCCAATTCTTGGAAGCTATAGCACTTTTCTGTTCGTCCGTCAATTTTGACTTCACATCTGTGTGTAGTGTTAATGTTCGTTGGCTTGTAACTGTTGCCAAGCCATCTATAATATTTTGGATTGATGCATCTGTCAATAGTGGTGAATTACCAAAAGAAATACTAAATTTAATGCTTTCAGGAACAATTTCAACATCTTCTAATGCTGAACATCCTGCAAATGTTTCACTAAAACATTCAGTATATGCGCCATCTGCTGCGTTGGTAAAATCAAGTGTCTTAATTGATTTTAAACTTGTACAATTTTTAAAAGCACGAATACACCATCTAACTATTGAAATATCTAAATCGATGCTTTCTAAAGCTGTGCAACCATTTACAAAATCTGTAAGATTATAAAAATGACTTGTGTCAACCATTGTTTTGTTAAGAATCGTAAGTGAAATACAATTTTGAAACATACTTGGCGCATTGATTTGCGCAGCGGAATTCATATTAATTAATTTAACCTGAGCACTTGTTAATTTTGAACAGCCATTAAATAAATTAAATAGTTCTGTAACTGCACTACAATCCAATGTTAGAAACTTTTCCAAGTTTGAGCATCCATAAAACATTCCTTCCATAGTTGTTACTTTAGGCATATTTAGATTAGATACGGCTGTTAATTTTGAACAGTTTTGAAAAAGTCCTTTTGCTGTTGTAGCTTTAGAAAAACTTAAATTAGGCACTTTAGTAATTTGTGTTTCACCAAAAGCCCACGCTGCACTTGTAACATTGGGAAAGTTTAAATCCTCCGTACCCAAATCTGATAAAGGGCACGACCAAAACATTTCACTCACATTAGTGATAGTTTCGTGATTAAACTTCGGCAATTGAGTGATTTTTGAGCCATAGCCAAACATTCCAAAGCCGTTTGTTATACTGTCAAAACTGAATTTTTGAACCACATCATCCGTCACTCTTGTATTCCTAAATGCATTAGTAAAATCTAAGCCTTTTGAAAAATCGCCTGTATTTATTACATTGATTAAATTAGAGCAATTATAAAAAATACTATTAAAATTTGTACCGTTGCTTGTGTTTATGTTCGCTTCCGTCAAATTAGTACATTCCGAAAAAGCTCCACTCCAATCAATTATTTCAAGGCATTTACTATTCATAAAACGTGGGAAATAGTATAATCTCTTATTACCGGCAAACGCTTTGGGATTACTTTTTCCAAAACCAATAGTATTTAAAGCCCAAAATAGTTTATGATTTTCGTAATAGTCATTTGAAAATGGATAAGTGAAACTTCCATTACTTGTAATTCTATTTTCTTCACTTACAAATGCGACAGAATTTTCAATAATATACGGATAATATGTCTGCGTTTTTCCGCTTACATCTGTAATTTTTACATATGATATATCCTTATATAAACAACCGCCTGTGTGAGGTGAACGAAAGATATTCAAATTGCCTAATGCACTCAAATTACTCCACGTTATTTCATTTTCAGATTGAGTTTCATCTATAAATAATCTGTTATTTTCGATTTTAGCGATATGCCAATCAGTATCAAACGGTATTCTTATTTGAGCAGTAGATGAAACAGAAAATTGAAGCATTGAATTATAATAGCCCAACAAAAATGTATTCGAATTATTTTTCCAATTTCCACAAACCCAAGACTCACCGCTCGGTCTGTCAGTAAATCTGTATTTAATTTCAATACCTCGGATATCGATTATACTTTGTGGCAGCTCAAAATATGAATTATCAGAATTTGCTGTAAGGTAAGGAAGTTTTATTGTTGCGACGTCGTTCCCGTTGTCGCCAACTTGAATATCTTGCACCTTTTGCACCAATTCATCTAAAGACAGATTATCTGTTGCTCCTGATTTAGATTTAATAGTATCAGCAAGAGTATCAAGCTTTGATTTACTTATAATAATCACTTTATCACTCATTAGCAGTCACCTCATTTGCCTCGGCTGTTGTCGAAGTGCCGTATTTTAAGTTATCGCCGTTCTCAATATCAAGAGACAATACGCCATTTTCGAACTTTAGTCCGTCGCCGAGCGTAACCGCTCTGAATTCGGGACGTCCGTATTCTTTTGGAATCGAATATACAAGTCCGCCGGTTCTTCTGCAGGGAAGGTCACATAAATAATCGCCAATCTCGTCAGCAGTACCCTTAGCGCCTTCTACCATTTCCCAGAAGGTTGTATCGTATTCAGTGGCATCTATGGCGAATCCTAACTGCCCCGACCATATGTCAATAGAACTATATTTATAATCGTAGTCATCAGGGATATTCTTACCAATATCACCGATATAAACGATGTCGCATAAGCAGTCTGTTTCTGTTTTGCTGAATTTTAGGTAAATGGTGTCTCCTTTGTTTACCTTGATTTCAAGAGGTGTAAAGTCTGCCACAGCTCTCGGATGACCTAAGCGGAAAATTCCGTTAGCATATATGTTGTATTTGCCGCTTACTTTTATGGTATTTCCGAGTCCTGTACTGTCGAGAGTCATTGTTTTAAGAAGAGCGTTTCTTGCAAAAAGCGATAACAATTCGGTAGTTGTTTTTTTAGTTGACGGGCTTGTATAACTTATGGAGTAAATACCTAAATTGCTAAGCATATCTTTAGTTTCTTGGGTGGTGATATGGTTGCAATCGGAATTAA